TCTTTCTATTATACATAAAAAAAGGGGCGATGTGAACACCGCCCCTTTATGAAATACCGTTAAGTATTTAAGCTATTATGTAGGTAAGTTTCCGTTACCAAATACACATCTTGGATCAGAGAATCCAAAAGAGTATCTTTCTCTAGCTTTGAATCTTACGTTACCAGTATCGAAGTCACCTTCCATAGCAGTTTTGATTGGTGCTCTAACGAATTGTTTGAATCCATTAGGAACATCAGTCATTAAGAAATACGAGTCAGTATCAGTTAGGAAGTTGTTTACAACATACCCTTCTGGAACCATTCCCATGCTTCTTACCGCGTTGATATCGTTATCAGCTGTACTTGTTCTCATTGGAGATTTCATAATACGCTCTGCAGTAAATTGTAATTCTTTTGGAATTATCATTTTTCTACCTGTAGTAGCGATTCTTAAACCTCTTTCGTCAACAAACCCAGCGATGTCGATTAACGACTGCTCAAGTGAAGTTTCGTTAAGGTCTGCAGCTACAGCTAATACATTCGAGAATGTACCTCCTGTTGCTAGTGGGTGATTGTTCGCGATTAACGGAACACCGTCACCACCAAGCACTCCAGCTTTCTGCGCGTTGTTTAAAACGTTAGCAGCTTTAACTTGCTTCGTGTTTGCCATAGATCTTGCAAGAGCTCTTGTGTATCTTGCAGCTAATCTATCGTAAAGGTTATCTTCGATTGCTTCTTCAGTGATAGCAAATGCTAAAGCGATTGTTTCGTGAGTGTATCTAGCAGTGAACGTTTCGTTCGCTTGATCGAATACTACTCCAGCACCTTCAGCTTTTACTGGTGCCCCTGCGAAACCACTTAACATTACTTCTTCTTCGAAAGCTCTGTCAGATGTTTCAGTAGCGAAAATCTCTGCGTGTTGATTTTCGTATCTGTTATATTCCAGGCCAAATAGTGCATTCAAACCTGGCTCTAGTTCTTTAACTAGTTGTGATCGTGATATAGCCATATTCTATTACTCCTATATACCTGTTCCACTTCTGTAGAAGTGTTTGTTGATTCTAACAAGAATATTTCCGTTAGCAGAAGATACATCGCTGTTACCTGGATCTTGTGAAATGTCCATTGCTTGAACTATGAATGAAGCATTTGTTCCAGATACAGATACATCTAACTGAACTTCAGATATTCCTGTCTTTGTATTTCCAGTAGCATTAGTTACTGAATAGTTTTTAAAACAATCCGCTCTCGCAAAAGTGTCGTCTGCGTCCATTAAAAAAACTGCGTCAGGGTCATCAACTACAAATGCTGTAATATCACTTGCGTTTACTGAACCTGGGTACGAGTTCCTAAATGTCGGTTTTTGCGTAGTAGGATCTGTATAAAAACATCCATTGAACACACCAATAACTGCTGTGCTATTATTCGCAACGTGTCTTGTGATAGTACCGTCTGTTTCAGCGATAACTAAGTCACCTTGGAAAATAGCAGTAGTGTTATTAGCAGATATAAGATATCTGTTTTGTGCACCAACTAATGGCGTACCGTCTAGTTTTCTGTACGGTCTTAGACCGAACTTTTCACTTACGTTTGCCATATTGTTATATACTCCTTATAAACGTTAATTTAAGACTCTTGTAGTTAATGCAAAAAAATTATTTTTTGCGGTTACCTCCAAAGGTCACTCTGGACTGCCTATCAATATTGATTGGCATATCCGGGTGTTGTTCCTTCATAAGATCCCTATCAATCGCGTCTGTTCTATCTTGAGTTATTCTTGCGAAATACTCAGCACGTTGTTTCAGAATCTCTTCTGGTATCCTTGCCAACACAAGGCCCCCAATCCCGATGAGACCAGCATGTTTGCCTTCGTGAATAACTGGAAAATCATTTTCACCGATTTCACTTTTTAGTGTTTCAGCTTTAACAAATTCCCAACCTTCCCTAAGCTTTTTCGAAACGTTTGCTACGTCTTCGAATCCTGCAGTTGCTGTACGTATCCATCTATGACACATACCATGCGGTGCAGCTGGCGCATCCAAACTGGATGGTGGAGTCCAATCTTTTTTTCTAGAATTTTTAATTCTTGAATCAGACTCGCGTGAAGTTTTTACTTTTTCCATTTTATGCTCCTTCCTTCACGTATTTAGCGTATTCCTCTAGTGGCACCCCTAATTTCTTAGCGATAACTACCTGTGATTTGGTGAGTTTCACAGACTTGCGTCCTCCTGCTCTTCGACTAACTGAAGCTACATTTTGGACGGGTTCCTTCGTAGCAACAGGTTTTTCTTCTGTCGAAGTGGCAAATTTCTGAGGGAAATATTCCTTCATACGTTTGTTGATTTGATTATAGTACTCGTTACTCTCCGCGTCAATTCCCTCCTGCATTAACTCATCATGTATTCCCATCGCAGCAGAAGTCATTACTCTATCACTTCCAAACCATTCATTGTCTGAAGCCCATTCTTGTGCCCTTTGACTAATTGGTGGTTGTTCTTGAGTAGTTTCTTGTGGTTTTGACTCAGATTCTTTTTTCTTAGCCTCTTTTTCTGAAAGAGTCATAGAAACTTTTTCTTTCTCAACAGCTAATTTAGTTAGCTTATCCTGAGCTTCTGTAATTTGTTCAGGATCTTGAGAGTCAAATGCAACTTTTAATGCAGCTTTTGCCTTGTCTCTTTCTGCATCTATTCTTGCATCATATTCCTTAAGATAATTAGTATCGACTTCCTCATACTTCTCCTGGGCAGTCTCATATTTATTCTTAAGACCTTTCGCATAATCAACAGCAGCTTTTTCTCTTCTCTCTGCTTCTCTTATTTGAAAAGTAAGTTTTTTTATTCTCTTTTGAACTTTATCAGAATAATCCACCAAGCCTTCTTCATCAGTATCTTTTGATTCAGCTTGCTGTGGTTGTTCTTTAGGTTCGTCTTTAGTTTCCTGCAAAAGTTCTTTTGCAGTTTTTTCTCCAGTTACATTGTCTTCACCTTTAATGTCAGTGTAACCAAGATCAACATCTTCTTTTTGTGCAAAAGACTCATCAGGTTCTTTTGCTTCAGGTATGTCTACCCTTTCTTCATTTACTCCATCAGTATCTAATTCAACTTCTGGTTTTTTGTTTTCTTCAGCCATTTAGTCCTCCTTAATAATGGTGCAAAATATCAGATGGGTCGTTAATCTTAGCAATGACTTCATCATCGTTAAGAACTCTAACTTCTCCACCCTCTATTTTGAATCTTGAACCTGCGTATCTACTAAAAATTACCCAATCTTGTAGTTTACACCAAGGCCCTTTAGGAAACTTGTCATTATCTTGATAACAAAGATCTCCCATTTTTAGCACAAGACCACATACTGTAGTCATTTGTATGGTTTCTTGAGTTGTATCAGAAAGTAAAATTCCACCTTTTGTTTTTTTAGGACCAGCATAAGGTAATACCAATAATCTATATCCTGTAGGTGTCGGTAAACTTTCTAGTGTTGATTTTTTGATCGCTTTAGGATCAAGGACTGTTTTGACTTCTTCTTCGCTTTTGTAAGCGTCTAAGAGTGCTTCAGTCCGTTTCGGTGTCTCCGTGGACTTGTTCATTTTCTATCTCCGTTCTTGACAGCAGGTCTTTTATTTCCTGTTGCAAATCCTCATAGGATTTGATTTGACCCCTAACATATTGTAGTTGCTCTATAGTGTCAACACCATATATAGCGTGGTCTTTGAGTCGTTCAAGAGAACGTTTAATGACTTTTTGAATAAGTGAGATTGTATATATATCCACAAAGTGAATATATCTAATTAGGCTCTTTTTGCAAATGTTTTAACATTTGTAGGCTTTCCACCTACTCCTTGTGCTCTACTTCTTTTCCTTGCAACGGCACTCCGCCTCTGAGAGTCTGTCATCCTCGCTGCTTTGGCAGCAGGGACGCACTTTGGATATTTTCTTTTTGATCCACTTGCAGATTTTCTTCCACATTCTCTATACCCTCCGCCTTTCTTTTTTGATCCTATGTCTACCCATTTTTCTTTAAACCATTTTGTAAGACCACCCTCAGCCATTTTTTTAGAACCTGCGGGTACACAATTAGGAACCATTCGGTTACCTTTTTTCTTCATGCCAGCTTGAACGTAGCCGTCCCAACATGATCCTTTTTTATACATTACATTAAATCTTTGTAATAGTCGGCCATACCACCAACTGATTTGCCTACAACAGTTTGTAAAGATTTTGCCTGAGCTTTATGTAGAGCTGATGCTTTGTTTAAACCTGTTATTACTTTTTTGATTTTTGCATCACCACCTTTTTCAAAACCAGCCATTTCTTTCAAAAAGCCTTTTGATTGATTTTTAAAACTTTTTAATTTACCAATAACTTTTTTTGCTTTTTCTCTTCCTGCTTTTACCTGCATCTCTGATTTTGATACATTTACTTTTGCATCACCACCTTTTTTCATCATTCTAGCTTTTTGTAATCTACCCATACCGGACATAGAACCTGCAGTCATACCACCACCCTTTTTTTTAGTCATTGCACTTTTAAATTTTTTTAACAATTCTCCAGTTTTCTTTGGAAGTGGTCCTTCCATAACTTTTTTTACTTTTTCTCTACCTTCTTTTGATTTTAAATATTTAGCACCGGCTTTACCTAATCTTACGGCTATGCCTCCAACAACTTTACCTACTGGTTTTGGTCCTCTAAAATCTTTTCTTTTTGTACCACTTGGATCTTTAATTTTTCCTGCACAAATTTTACTAGCGTATGCATTCGCGTATGCAGACGGATAAACTTTAAATTTTCTTTTAGCTGCCGCCTTACCTCTTGGACATAATTTAGTCATCTATTTTTTTCCTCCGTTCCTAAATATTTGTGTTCCCTTTATACCATATATCGAAGCAACGACCAAGATCCACAGGTTTGTGAACCATGACGGGAGCTGTGAGAACATATCGAAGAAAAGTTTTACTTTGTCCATCGCAGTCGGATCATCTGATATCACCGCCCACGCGAGCACCAACACGGGCAAACTGAGAATTATCAAAACCGCCTCGTCTTTCCAGTCTGACTGTCGGGCCTCTAAAAGTTTTCCCTGGTAAGCTTCCTCACCTTGAGCCATCTTTGTTGCGTGCATAAGCTGTGCTTCTGACATGGCCATTTTAGTCTTTTGCTTGTTAGCGTAAATTTTACTTCCTGCACTAACCGCTAATTTGATTGCACTTAACCACATTGTACTTGTCCTTCCTTCGTTGACACATATATTCTACCATTTTTCCAACAATTGCGAAAGCCCTCTTTCCTGACATCTTCCATTTCCAAGTTTGCTTCCAATTATCTTTTCTGACCTTTACAGGCAGTATTGAACCACCAAATTTTTCTACAAATCTTTCGATTATATCCTTGTCACACATCTCAACAGAACATTGAAATGATTTTCTGCCACTACCTTTGCCCCAAACACCAAAACTTCCTTCGCCATCAAATATTCCTGCTAGAAAAAGGATTTGACCCTGTTCTGTTAGGTTATCGTAAGCCGATGAACTTCTTACCAGAGACCTGCACGTTTTTAATTCCTTTGATGTCAGATTTTACTCCTGGTTCTCTGTGTGGACATCCCCCTGACTTCAATCCTTGTGGATTGAAACCTTTTTCTGGAGCAGGTCCGTACCTCACACCACCGCTTAATCCTTTTTCTTTATTTCTTCGCAATTTTTTCCCTCGCTACTGCTAGTCGTTCATCTGATTGTTGGTCTTGTGTTGCAAGTCTATCATAATCAAAAGCTAGACGCTCTGCTGCTCTCTGATTTTCTTGATCCTGCTTAAATGCTGTCTCTTCTGCTTTTCTCTGCATGTCCATAGCTTTTAAATCTACCTCTTGTTGTTTGATTCTAACAAGTGGGTCTTGTTTAGCAGCGTTTGTTTGCATTTCAGTTTGTACTAACTCTTGTGTTATTTGTGCTGCAACCTTTGCTACCTCAGCTTGGAATAAAATATCAAATTGCTCTGGATCTTGTTGAGCCATTTGTTGCATTTGCGGGTCTTGTGCCATCATACCTTTTACTGTTGCCTTTGCTTTAAACGATATATGGTCAGATATGTGTGATTGCATCAATGCATATACTTGTGGATTGATCTGTACCATTCTTGAAGCCATAAATGCCATGTGTGCAGCTATATGAGCATCATGATCTTGAAATTCAAACGCTGTTAGCAGTTGCATTTGCAGTGCACGTGCGTTTTCTTTTGCAGGATCAAGTGGTTCTGGCTGTTTTGGTGCAGGTTTTAATAATCCTTCAATTTGTTTTGTACCTAACGCTTCATAAACACGTCTATATGCTTCGTGTATGTTGTGAATTTGTGGATTTGTCTGTGCAATTTGCAATTGTGTCTGTGCAAGTGTCACTCTTTGAGCCATGGACATAATATTTGGGTCAGCAACAGGCAAAATATCGACTCTTTCGTCAAAATCTGACTGTTTTATTTGTCTTGGGCCACCATAAACATCATATGGGTATTCTGGTGGTAGTGATTCTGCACAAATTTTTGCTAAAATCTTAAATTCTAGTCTCATTGCGTAGTAACATCGCTTGTGAACACCACTCATTACACGTGAACCACGTTCCATAAGTGCAATTGTAGTTCCAACTGCTCTATTTTGTGTATCGTTACCAATGTTTGAGTCGGTAATCGCAGCAAATTTTTGTCCTGCTTGTACTACAAAGCCTAATAATTGAAATAATGTTGTTGATGGTTCTGTAAATGGTAAGTTAAAAAACTGATCTCGTATGTTTCCGCCTGGTGCATCAACATCTCTAAACTCTCCAGGTTGAATTGGTTGGTCATCATCTCTAACTCTAATACCTCTAGACTTAAATCCTGCTGGTAAATTTTTTAAAGTTCCTGCATCGATCAATTGTCTGAGTGATTGTGTTGCAGCTCTGCTCAATCCACCGATCATATGTGTTAAACCAAAACCATAGAAACCTAATCCTGGTAAAAATTTATAATGAACAAAGTATTCTATTCTTGCGTATGAAATATCATTTGGTTTGTAGTTTCTGTAAATAGATAATATCTCTCCAGAGCCTTCATCAATAGTTACGATGTAAGGTATTTTTACTTTCTTTGCTTTGTCATCAAAATCTTCGTAATCATCTAAGTTTAAGTCTACATGCATTTCTAAAATAGTATGCAACATATCAGACTCAGTTCTTTTGACTCCTTGTAACTCATTTACCTTTTGCTGTACTTGGTCAGTTGTTTCTCTAGGTGATGCAAGTTCAATGTCTCTGTAAAATCCACCAGCCATTTTTTTATTTACTTCATTTTCTGTCATCTTGATGACGTGTGTAATTCTTTCACAATCTTTTAAATCTGATGCATAGTAAGGTACTACTAAATCTTCAGCAGGTATAAACTTAGAACATGGTCTGCCAATCATTGCATCGTAATATATTTTTTTAAATGTGCTACCGGATAGTGGTAAATAAAATAACATCTGATCCATGTCAGTTGTGTATTCTTCCATCTCTTCCATTAATAAGAAGTTCATGTATTCCTTAACTCTATCTGCTTGTGCTTCTATCTGTGGTGTTTGCAATCCAACAACTTGTGTTCTTACAGGACCATCTGATGGTATTAATTCTTTGTATGCTTGTGCTTGAAACTGAGTAACAGACTCAGCAAGTAATGGGTGAGTTACACCACTTGCACCTTTAAATGGTTTCGTGACTTCTTGGTATTTAGTTCCAAGTAACTCAAGACCCTTAATGTAAGCTTCTTCCCATTCTTTTCTTGAATTTTTATCTTTCTTATATTCAGCGATAAGATCACTTGCCATAGATCCAAGAGTTCTCTCATCCATATCCTCTGCAAGATTGGCGTTAAAGTCATCTTGAGGTCTTTCCTCAACCATTTCTTCTTCACCCTCAACTGTTACATCTACAGGTAAACCATCGGGTTGTTCTTGCACCTCTTCAGTGACTCTAGCTTCTTCTTCAATAATTTCGTTATTTTTCTCTACGGCCATTTCTAATTGTACCTTATTGGTTTAAACATATCTACTACAAGACCACCTCTAGCTTTGTAAGTTTTCTGTGTGCTTCTCATAAGCGGGTTTACTTTAATCGCAAATGCATCAAAATACAACCTCGGATCTCCGTCTGGAATCAACTTAGATCCGCTGAAAGGATTTTGAGATACTTCATCATGATATTCACTAGTAATCTTTTTTCCTTTTTGCACACTATCTGGATATTTGAATTCATCTTTTCTAACTTTTTTATATGGCATTTTAGGATCTGACAGTGTTATTTTTGTAGGTCCTGCTTGTGTATTATAAAATCTCGCTTGTCGTTTCATTAGATCTGGCATGACAGCTTTACCTTTACCACCAATACCTTTACCGGTTGCATAACCGTAGAATCTTTCATTTCCTGCTTTGTATCCTTGTCTAAAACTTAATTTGTTAAACGGAGCAACGGCTACATAATCAACACCTTCACGTGCAGCTTTCTGCATCAAATATTTTAAAGCATGGTCTCCGTATGCATCAGCTTCAACCATTGGAAAATAATCATATTGTTTATCTGAATACATATCTCTTTTTTGAAACACGTTGTTTAATTTTTGTCGTATTTCTCTTGCCTCTCTCGCTAATGCTTGAGCTTTGTTAGGTTGCCCTTTTGCAATTGCATCTGTCATTTCATTCATAATTTTTGATCTGTTTTGTGAAAGCAAACCTATTTCTATATCCGCTTGAAATGGATTTACTCTTTTTTGTCCACCGAGCTGTTGCATCTTTGTTAATTCCTTTGCAACCTTTTGGTTTACGTCAGATTGTATTTCATTTATCATAAATACTTTTTTTCCTTCAGGAGTAAATCTTGTGTCGTATCTAACGTGATATATTTGATTCTTAAGTCCTGTATCAGAAAAATGTCCAGGATCTGTTAAAGGTTTTTTGTTGGATTTAATAGGTTCATCTAAATAAAAAATAGTTTCTCTATAATCTTTACCACCTTGTAATGTGTAGCTTGTTTCATTTCCATATTTAGTTTTGTTAGTTCTCATTGGAGCTACAGCATTGTTCAACTCTGCTTCAAGTTTATTAAGTTTTGCTCTGTCTTGCGGACTGACCACACTTTGTCTTGCTTTAATAGATTTTAAATCATCTCTAATATTATTGAATACACCCTTACCAAGCTCCCCTCTTTTTGCAGCACTAATATTATTTCTAACCGCATCTGTAAACGTAAGTAGATCTCCATCGTTAGGATTTTTTTTAGCAATAGCACCAACAGCTTCATCTAAATTTTTAGTTGCTACTTCAAATGCTTCTTGTGCACCTTTTTGTACACCAAGCTCCATAGGTTTCAATCTATTAACTGGATTTAATTTTATCATTGCACCTATTTCATTTGCATCTAACTTTAACCCAAACTTCTTAGCCGCGTATAATAAGCCACCTGTAAGATCTCCTGCTTCATTGAAGATAGCAAGGTTGGTGTCAAATAATTCTTCTTTGGATATATTTACTTCTTTACCTGCAAAGGGTCCTGAATCGTATTTGAATCTTTTCTCTGCTCTTTCTATTTTTGATGCAGGTTGTCCAAATACTTTAAAATTTACTTTACGTGTAGATGTTAAATGATTAAGCCATTCGTCAGCTGTATACTTACCTCTACCTAATCTCATTGCCCAGTCATATGTAGAGGATCCGAATGCAGGAGCGATGTCATCGCCCATTTGTAACGGTTTAGTTTTCTTAAGAACTACAGGAGGATTTCTCATCTCCTGTTTTACTAACTCTTGACCCTGTGCCTGTGATGGTTTTGGTTCGTAAGTTATTTGACGTTGTTGTTGTCCGGTAGCCGGTTGCGCTGATTCTTTCTTACCTTTAAGAAGCCGCTTCCCAAACTGAAATAAACTCCG